GCTGATGTGAAGTTAGTAATTGATTGAGTATTGTAGTTAGTGGTGTTGCTGTAATAGCCACTCAAGTAAGTACCTGAATCAAATGCAAGTGATCCAGTAAACTTGTTAGAAAGGATATAACTAGCATCGCTCATACGAGCAGGCAAACCGAGGATATTTGTTGTATCAACAGACACTGCAACAGTGGTTGCGGCTGAATAAGCAACTGAATAAACTTGGAAGAAAGCCTTGCGACCACTGGTAGTTGTTGATGCAACAGTACCAGACTGAATGATTTCAGTCATTGATTGGCCGTAATAGTCATAACCAGTGATAGTTATAACTGAATTGGTGGGTGATCCTGATGCTGTGGTTACAGATACTGCACGTGGATAGTCAAACTGGATAACAGAAGTACCATCTGAACGAATAACAGTAGTTGTTCCTGCAGTAGCAGAAGCAGTGGCAAGTGCAGTACCACTATAAGTGGTTGCAGTTGTAGGTGTCTTGGCGGCCAATACAGCGGCAGTAGTGGCAACAGCAGGAGTTGTATCATATAGATACACACGTCCCATTGGGCCAAAGCCAACTGACATTGGGGAAGGATTCTGAAGGGCGCTGTTGGCGTTTGTGCCAACGTACGCAGGTGCATTGCCTAGAAATAGGTCATCTGAAAATTGGGGCATGATCTTTACTCCATGAAAAGTTGATCAATTAAAAAAAAGGGGAGAGGTTTTGCCCCTCCCCACTTTGGCATTAAACGCCTGCTGTACCAAACAACGCGCGTGGATCAGTCCAGTTAGGAATGTAACGCTCAGTTGCTTTATAACGCATTGAGTCAGTCTCGAAATCACCTTCCATGGTTTTCTCCAAACGTCTACGCATCATGAGCTTCATGCCCTCTGGCGCATCAGTCTGAACCCACCATGCAGTGGCAGAAGTCAAGCGTGACAATACGGCGGCACCCTCGTCTAGCAACCCGATTGACTTGATAGGATTCAAGTCATTGTTTGCTGTACCAGTACGGAGAACTGATTTCAACAAAACTTCAGCTTGGAAGATGTTACCGGGGGCAACAACCAACTGACGGGGAACCAAACGGATTTTCTTACCATTGTTGTCCACAGATTGACGGATTTGAATCAACATCTGTTCAAGAGATGTTTGGCTCAAAACTGCGGCTGAAGACAATTGGTTAGAGAATGTACCGTTCACGATTGGGTGAGCAGTGTTAATCAACGACACGCCATCACCACCAAGATAGGAACTATTGAAGGCTCTGTTCAAAATGTTTGCACAGAGAGTTTCTTTAGTTTCAATCAATGATTGTGCTAGGTGACGAGCATACACTTGACCGATACGGATGTGATCGCCATCTTCCACCAACACTTTTGTCAAGGCAAAGGCTAAACCAAAGACTTGATAAATGTAGCGTTGTAGGAAGAGAACTCCACCCTGTTGGTAGCTGACAGGTGTACCGTCAGGCAACTGGGGAGCGGCTCCAAATCCATATAGGACAGGCTCTTCATGGTAGTTACGTGGAATACCGTCTTCTTCACGGAAAACACGTGACCACTCGTCTTCACGTAGGTCATAGACTCCATCAAAGCATTCGTTGAGAATTGGTTCAACAATACTTCTAAAGTCCGTACTTCGCATTGGTGCGGCCATAATTTACTCCTTATACGACAGCAGTAGTTGCCGCGACAAATTGAACATATGGCAACACTACACGAACGACTGTGTAAGCATCACCCCAAGCGTTGTCCACCAAAGGTGCAAGATCAACAACGCGCATTTGGCCTTGAGCGGCATTGGACTGAGCAGATGCTGAAGCCAATGTACACTGAGACAAACCAGTAGTTGTTGAACCACCAGTAATTGCGCTGAAGTTATACTCGCCACCAATAGAGGTTTGAGCTAGAGAACCATCGGCTTGGATTTCATAAACGATGTTTTGGTCGTTATAGAAATAAGCAATACAAGATCCAGTGATGAATGTTGTGTTTGCAGGCCAATAGTTGGACACACGGCGGCGACCAGTAGAATCAGTCCACTCAACGCCTGCGAACGCACCTGCGACTTGGTAGCCAGAGGATGCGGCGCTATTGCCGGGTGTAGCTGAAGGTACGATTGTGCCGTTAGAGATTCCAGACAAACCAGTAGCAGTCAAAACTGCGGCGGTCACATAAGAAACAGGTTGGCCTTTCAGAATACTGACGGACAAACCAGATTGAATCCCATTAGCTAACGCTTGAGCACGATCCAGACCAGAAGGGTGAAACGCAGGGCGTAAGCCAAAGGGAGCATTCGATGCTGACATAAACTACTCCTTTTGTTAAATAAACCTTACCCGTGAAAGACGGGATTAGGCACATTATTTTTGCTTAACTGTCTCAACCCATCACCTTCGATGTCAGCCAACCCACGTCCAGAACTATCTTGAGTTCCTTGGAGTTGCTCAACTTGGACTCTGATCTTGTCAGCTTCTTCATTGGGCAAGTCGTGGTGCATATGCAACATAACCTCTTGGTACATATCCATAGGGATCTTAAACAAGAGCATTTCATTACAAGCTACATAACCAACGTGTTCTCCGGCCTTGACTTTGTAACCCTCGAATCCAGATACTTCTTCCGATTTAACCGGAACATATCCTAATCGCATACGCTTATCAATGCTGTCGTAACTGTTAGTAGATGACAACCAACATACGTGCCATCCGGGAATGGATGGGGCTTTGGGTAAAGCACTTTGCGTCCACTCTTCGCTCCACATTTTTTTACGTTCATGCGAACTAGTGAACTTTTCTTCTGGTGCCAGTCGGGAGTGATCTTCAGTTGACCGATTCTCTCTACCGCCTGCATTCAAAGATTTTTTTAGACGTGATTCCATTTGCTAGATCCTTTATTGTTTGTTGCGTGATTCTTTGATATATCGCTGTATCATCTTGGCCTTCTTAACAGGGTCATCCCACATTCCTGCGTCCTTCATAGCCCTTACCTGTTCTGGTTCAAGTATGAATTGCGCCCTGTTAGTAGAACCGTTGACGGTTTCGCGTCCAGTTCCTCCCACAACACTCCTAGGTCTCCTTGCAGATGGATTTGCGTCCATAGTGTCATTGTACCTATGGTTAACGCGCTTTGACAAGCGTTTGTCCAATTCCGACCAATAATCTGGATCAGCAGGATTCCAACCTTCTTTAACTAGGTCTTCATCAATAACTTTTGCTATACGGCTGTCAGTATCGTGGCCATTTGGGTCGTACCACTCGTTCCTTTCCATCCAGTTTGCGGCATTGCGCTGTACTCGTGGATCAGGCAAACTATTGTTTTGCTGAGGCTTGATAGCGGCTTCTTTGTAACCTTTTAGGTCACGGATCGCCATCATTGCTTCATCCCTTAACTCTTGAGCCTTATTGAAAGCCTCGCCGTCTTGGGAAGACATAGCCTCTGACATCTTCATCTTGGCATACTGCAGGCGCAACTCTTGGTCTTCTACGGCCTTGTCAATACGGGCAAGATCAGCACTGTGAGTCTTACGCTCAACAACAGCCAGACGCTCCATTAACTGCTCGTTTTGCTTTCGGAGCAGATTAAGTTGGGCTTCCTTCTCAGAAGTTGTAGCCTTGGCTATTTCCTTCTTGTATTTGCGTTTGTTGCGTCTAGCCTCACGGATGGCTTGTGTGTCATCAGGATGGTCATCTCCACCATCTTCTGGAACATTAGATACGTCTTTAGGACTATCTTCGGTTTCATCCTCGGGAATCATACCCTCGGGTACATCAATCACGGCAGACCCATCGGTCTCTTCCTTGACTGTGAATTCTGGTTCTTTAGTTTCAGTTGTCATATATAAGCTTTCATGGCTAAGGGATCGCCAGTAACTTTGGCAATAACTTCGTGGTCATTGAGAATCATGAATAGAGCTTTGTCCTCTAGTTCATCTTCTCCGGGGACTGGTACTTCCCATCGATCACCGCCCCATTTGGGGACTCGGATGTAGTCACCTACTGCACACCATGAGCCTTCTGGCCATGGATTCATAGTGTCTCGGTTTTTAAACGCCAATGGCCCGATCATCAGGACTTTGGCTACCATGTTTTGCCACTTCTCAGTCTCTTTTGTTTCTTCCAAAAGAATAATCCCTGCACCAGTAGTTTTCTTCTTAGTACGTTTTAACTGAACTAAAATTCTCGCTCCTAATGGCTCTGCTCCGGGATTTACAACTGGAAATGCCCAATTTATCTCAGCTTCGTTAAAAGCTACCGTGCTATCGCTCATTTTCTCTATCCTGTTCTTGTTGTAACAAATTGTTAATAGTATCCAAGACCTCTTGGAGACCAAGATAAACACCAACTGTCCTTTGGTACGATTCCCATGACGAAGCGTTTCCACACCCCAAGGAGAAAGCTATTTCAGCTTGTCGCGCCTTAATGACAGTGATGATCTGTGAAGTTGAAATCATTTATTTTTCTTAGCTTGTGCGAGTCCTCCTTGTGGTTTAGATGGGGTTTTTGATCCACCTTTGGGTTGATAAGATGTGCCGTCAAGCTTTTCGCCTTGGGCAATACGTTTGTGCTGTGGAACGTCCACAGACTTTTGCTCGTTATCACTAGACATTTTGTCCTCCTAAATAAGATTGGGCACGGTCTTGTAGCTCCAATGCAGTTTTTGCCTGCTCATGTTGCAATTTATCCCCGTCATGGGATAACTTTGCAGATTCAATACGTTCTTTAGTAAGATTGTCTTCAGTATTCATGGCTACACCCATTTCTGTCTCTGCGGCGAACTTGTCCTCATCAGCCTTGAGTTTTGCAGATTGCAATGCTTGGTCAGCCTGCAACTTAGCCTGAGACAATGTCATATCCATCTTGTCTCTCTGTGCCCTACGTTGAGTCTCAGCCATAGAGGTTTGGATCAAAGCTTGAGCTTCTGGATCTGGCGGTACTGCCTGTTGTTTCAACTGCTGTACTTGTTGCATCATCTGTTGGAAGATAGGCATTACATACTGGAAAGTCAACTGAGAGTCTTGTTTCACGTGTTGAGCGGCTAGTGCATAGAGCTTGTCAATGCCATGTGTCACCTTATCATCGTCATAATCCATGTGTTTATGCTTCAATGCACCGTTAACATACTCGTTCATGCGATGCTGATACCATTTTCCCAAGTGATCTTGCACGTGCTCAACCATAGGCTGTAGCAATTGAGGCATCACTAATGGGTTATTGCCACCAAAGACAGGATCTTGGTAGAAATCAATGTGGGTTTGGATGTGCGCTAGGTGATCTTGCTCGTCATAAGCCTTGGCAGGCTCTCCACCCATCATCATGATGTTCTCTTGCGAGGCATCAATCATCTTATCTTCAGGCTCCATGATCATCAATTCATTGATCTGGGGCACTTTCATCTGCTTTAAGAAGCGTTCTAGTACCTTTTTAGTCTTGAATTGGTCTGGAAACTGTCCCATCAAGGCCATTACAGCCTGAGTTTGAGCCATTCTCTGCGTTTCAGAGAAGATATGTGGGTCAGAAACAGGAATAACGTCTGTATTGCGCTTGAAATCATCCCTGTGGATGTCTAAATCAGCAACAACTTCGCCTTTTCTCTGCTCGTCAAGGTACCAACGGTTCAATCTGGCCAAGACTTTGAGCACACGCCCTTGGGATTCATGCAACCTAGCGTGAATTGCTGAGTAAACATGAGCACCCTGTTCAATCAAGGCTTGGGCAGTACCCACGGGCATATTGTTGGTAGCGTCTGCAATCTTCTCTTCAGAGGT